TCGACGACGAAACTGCCGAAATAACACCAATCGATAAGACGGTAATTCACACCGGACTAGAACTAATCCAAGGACAGGAAAATGACACAACGCTCAGTGATGGTGCACCAATTCTCAGAGATACCGGCAGCAGACATACCGCGTAGCTCATTCGACCGATCACACGGTCTAAAAACCACCTTCAACTCAGGTCTACTTATTCCAATCTACGTCGACGAAGTACTTCCAGGAGACACCTTCAACCTCTCGATGACGGGCTTCGCCCGTCTCGCCACACCCATAAAACCAATCATGGACAACATGTTCATGGAAACGTTCTTCTTTGCCGTACCCATCAGACTCATATGGGACAATTGGCAAAGATTCAACGGCGAAGAAACAGACCCAGGCGACTCAACGGACTTCTTAGTCCCACAAAACAATACAGGTGGAGGCCACTCCAACGGAGGTCTATATGACTATATGGGCATCCCTACTGATATTGGTGATCTCAATTACAACAGCCTGCACATTCGCGCATACAACCTCATCTATAACGAATGGTTCAGAGACCAAAACATACAGCCTTCGCGTGTCGTGGATAAAGACGACGGCCCCGACAACACAGCAGACTATGTTCTGCTCAGACGCGGCAAAAGACACGACTACTTCACCTCGGCTCTACCATTCCCACAAAAAGGAGACCTAGTCTCCCTGCCCTTAGGGCAACTAGCACCAGTCATCGGACTGGGCACTCAAGACATAATCGGAGGGTTCGAAGACATCGGACCCGTACCCGTAAGAGAAACAAACTTTCTCAACGACGGACTAGCAACATACGACTTCGTCGCATCACTTCACGACGTAGGCTCATCCGTCAAATACATGAAAGGCAGCAGCGACGCAGGAGACGCAACACCACTCATATTCGCTGACCTTTCAGAAGCGACAGCATCAACAATCAACGAAATCCGCCAGGCATTTCAAATACAACGACTCCAGGAGAGGGACGCCCGAGGAGGGACCCGGTATACGGAAATCATAAGGTCCCACTTCGGCGTATCTTCTCCAGACCAACGCTTACAGCGTCCCGAGTTTCTCGGGGGCGGAAGCAGCATGGTCAACATCAACCCCGTACAACAAACGTCAGAAACTGACATAACCGGCCCAGACGCATCACCACAAGGCAACCTCGCCGCATTCGGCACAGTCACACTCAACAACCACGGCTTCACTCGATCATTCACAGAGCACTGCGTACTGATCGGCCTGGTCAACGTACGTGCCGACCTCACATACCAACAAGGCCTAAATCGAATGTGGTCAAGACAAACCAGATTCGACTACTTCTGGCCGGCACTCGCCCAAATAGGCGAACAAACAATACTCAATAAGGAAATCTTCGCACAGGGCGACGCAGACCCTGTCGCAGACGAAGCCGTATTCGGTTTCCAAGAAAGGTACGCAGAGTACCGCTACAAACCATCACAAATCACCGGACAATTCCGGTCAAACTTCGCCGAGTCACTCGATATCTGGCACCTTAGCCAGGAGTTCGATGCACTACCCTCACTCGGCCAACTATTCATCGTCGATAACCCACCTATAGACCGCATCATCGCGGTCCAGGACGAACCCGAGTTCCTATTCGACGCATACTTCAAACTCACCTGCGCACGACCCATGCCGCTCTACGGAGTACCCGGCATGATCGACCACTTCTAATGGTCGCACCAGTCGTCGGCGCAGCACTAATCTCAGGAGGCGCCTCCATACTCGGAGGCATCTTCTCGAGCAAAGGCCAAAAAGACGCGAACGCGGCAAATCTACAAATCGCCAGAGAAAAAATGCAGTTCGAAGAACGCATGTCCAACACCGCGTATCAACGTAGCGCAAGCGACCTAGAAGCGGCAGGACTAAACCGCATACTCGCTCTCGGCAACGCCGTGAGCACACCCTCTGGCGCACTAGCAGTCATGCAAAACGAACAACAAGGCCTTGGCGAAGGCATCGCCGCAGCACTCGCCTCCGCCATGGCAGCAGCCAGGCAAAAACAAGAACTATCTAACATGCGAGCAAACGAAGCAAAAACCAAACGAGAAACAGCACTGATCGATCCGGCCGAGCAGCTCGTCAGAGAAAACATAAAAAAAACCATCGAAGAAACCAGAAACTCAGCGGCTAACGCCCGCTCCGCACAAGTACAAGCGGAAACCTTCGAACTACTCGGCCCAGTGCTAAACGCAATAAACAAATTCCTACCAGGAGTCGGGATCGGTTCAATAATCAGACGCGGCAGAAGAACACCACGCCGCAAACCGAACACAAAAAGCTCAAAACAAGGACAAAAGAAAACACCCGTATACGGGAAAGACACCCCTCGCGGTGTCAGAAAAACACTAGACCAATACCGGAAGCAATATTTCAATGACCCGGCAACTTACAATTAACTCTAGTCGCCCTGGTCGTAGACCAAGGCGGCCCGACACAATAGGAGACTCTTAAAATGTCCCATCAAATACGCAGCGCATACGGGCCGAAATCAACCGGCCACCAAACCGATTGCGGAGGCGAAAGCCTCACGAAGCAATCCTTCAAAGAAAGCTGCGACATAAACAACATTCTCGCTAAATATCAAAAAACGGGAGTCATCGACCACTACAACAAATTCGGCGCAAAATACGGCGACTGCCCAGCGATCACATTCACCGAATCAGAACAAATAATTGCATCAGCAAAATCCATGTTCGAGGAGCTCCCATCGAAAGCCAGGAGGCATTTCGAAAACGACCCAGCAAAATTCCTTGAATTCTGCGAAACGGTCGAAGGCGACGCAGGAGCCCAGGTACTGCTAGACCTCGGGCTTCTAGCCCCAGGCAGTACCATCGGGTCAAAAGACACCGAAAACAGCGTCAGCGACACTACAGAGCCACCAGAAGTGGCGAAAACGGACGAAAAGACGTCCGAAAAGACTCCAGATCAATGATGGCAAAAGTCCATAACTGGAGTCAGGGTTAATATCTCTACTTGATGTATTAACCCCAGGTGACTTAATCTCACCAAAATAGCCTCTTAATACGGCCTCCAGAGGAGGCAAACCCGTAAACAAGCCAACACACGTAAAAGGTAAAAAGCATGGCATACCGAAAAAAAATGTCCAAAAAGGGCTCCCGGAGAAACTTCAGAAGCGGAGCGATGAAGACAAATAGAGCAAATGTCTCCTCTCGACCCAAAAGGGGCGGGCACAGAATGTGAAGAAAGGTGACATGCTACAAGCCGCTTAATGGGTTCAAAAGACCCAACGGCAAGATAACACTCAAATGGGAGCCAGGAGTCGGGCAGCACATAACCGTCCCCTGTGGCGGCTGCATAGGATGCAGAATAGACAACGCCCGCGAGTGGACAATACGGTGCATGCACGAGGCTCAAAGTCACCAAGATAATTCATTTATCACACTCACATACTCAAACGAGCACCTGCCAATAGACACAGGGCTCGACAAAAAACACTTCCAGCAGTTCATGAAGAACCTGCGCCAAAACTTCCCAACAAAAAAAATCAGATACTACATGGTAGGAGAATACGGCGACAAAAATATGCGCCCTCACTACCACGCTTGCCTATTCGGTCTGGACTTCACAGACAAGATGCACTTCAAGCGAAACGAAAACAGAGGGATGCTATATACATCCCCAACACTCGACCGAATCTGGACCAAAGGATTCTCAACGATCGGCACGGTAACGTGGCAAAGCGCTGGATACTGCGCCCGATACATAATGAAAAAAGTAAAACTAAAAGACGATGCCCAAAAAGGCACGTATGGACTCAGACGCTACGAAAGAGTCGACCAGGACACAGGCATAACAATCAGAATCCAACCAGAATACAACCAAGGATCACTCAAACCAGGAATAGGACACGACTGGTTCAAAAAATACACTTCAGACGTCTTCCCCGCAGACTTCATAGTAATAAACGCCAAAAAATACCCCGTACCAAAATACTACGACAAGCTCTACGAGCGCTCAAATCCAGAAGAAATGATAGCAATTAGACAACAACGGGAAATCTATGCGAAGCTACACCAACAGGACAAAGACAAATCCACCAGAAGACTAGAAGTTCGGGAGAAAATACAAGAACTAAACCATCAAAAACAACAAAGAACGTTAGAGGATAATCACGGATGATTCATAAAATCTTCACAATATACGACCTAAAAGCGGAAGCTTACCTGCCACCATTCAACATTCACCAGACCGCTATGGCGGTCAGATCATTTGCCCAGGCAATCAATACACCAGACCATCAATTCGGGAGAAATCCCGAAGACTACACACTATTCCAAATCGGCATCTTCGACGACGAAACTGCCGAAATAACACCAATCGATAAGACGGTAATTCACACCGGACTAGAACTAATCCAAGGACAGGAAAATGACACAACGCTCAGTGATGGTGCACCAATTCTCAGAGATACCGGCAGCAGACATACCGCGT